TTGCAATTGTGCCTGTGTAGTCTTTGTTCTTTGGATAATGTCCGCCACCGCCTGTCGGGTGCGGTTTCTCCAGCAAGTGCGTGAGCTGGTAATCCGTTCTGTTGTAGACTGTCTCGGACAGCTTGTATGCTCCGCCCTTCTGCGCCTTGTGGGACCAGCCACGTGCGTAGCTTCCGCCTGCCGGCGCAGACCCTTTGAGAGCGCTGACTGTCTGCCGTGCATTGTTCTTCACAGCCTGTTCGGTCTTCTCCAGTACGATGTCGCCATACTCGGCTAATGCCTTCTGGACAGCCTTCTCAAAGTTCTCCGGTCTTACTACCTGCGTGCTCATTGTGTCGGTACCTCAACGACCGGAACTTCCGGAATGCCGCCGATCTTGCGCTCCGCGTACAGTTCCATGTAGTCGCCGGCTCTGTATGTGCGGTAGATCGTATAGCGTTTGCTCTGATACTCAACTACCACCTGACCGTCGTAGTCACCGAAGAACACCGTGAAGCGGTATTCCGGATTGATTTCCGTATTGGCGGCGTTGTAGAACTCTGTCTGCGTTATGGACTCGACTTCGCAGTAGACCGTCTTCTCGGTTTCTGTCGCCAGCTCGTTTCCGTAGGTGTCTGTTGAAATTGTCTGTGTGATCAGCGTTAATACGTCAGTCATCAGCTAACACCCCAATCCGTATAGCCTGTAGCGTTCATAAGTTGAGCCTTCTGCTCATCGTATGCAGCCTTCAGCTTGTCGTAGTTCGCAGGCGCACCGAAACTCATGCGTACGTAGGTCATTATGGCCTTGTTCATCAGCGGATCCAGCGCGTTTGTTTCCACGCCCGCGATGTTCAGGTCCAGCTTGGCCGCATCGATGTATTCCTGAATCTCGGTATCATAGGCATCCGTGGTGACACGCAATGCCGTTTTGCAAGTATCTAATAATGCCATTACTGGCCCTCCTCGTTCTTCATTGCTTTCCAAAAGTTCTTCGTAACAGGCGTATATGCCATGTGTCCGCAGTCAACTGTCGGGTCACAGAATATACGATAGCCTTCACGGCGTGCCCTGATACAAAAAGCGCAGTCTTCGCCAGCGTCCGCGATAGGTGTGAACCACCGACCGCCCTCTTCCTTTGCTGCAATATCAAGCAGCATGTCGGTGCGCATTAAGACGCATCCGAAACCGCATCCCGCGATCTCGAACAGTTCGTCCGGGAGTTCCTCGTAGTCGCTCCAGTCAAGTGTGCCCTCTTTGTTGACTTCGAGAGTCTTGAACAGGACCGGCGTAAACGGATGGCCCCTCCTGAAGTAAAGACCACTCAAAACATCAATTTCCGGGTGATCATCCATGACCGCCATCATACGTTCAAGGGTATCTGGCCGGAATATCATGTCGGAATCGAGCCACAGAATGTAGTCCGCTTCCATTTCCACGGCCATACCGGCCAGCTTGTTCCTTGAATCGTATATTAAGGAGCCTATAAGAAATGAAACAGTGCATTGACCGACTTTCTTTAAGGTTGTAAGACTCTGCGCGAATCTTGCGCTAACCATGTCCATGCATGGTACAGCAATCAGTATTTTCTTATCCATGATTCTTGCCTCCACTCAATAATCATTGATTAACTACTTCGTAATCTTGACGAATGCTCCAGGAGCAACAACGCCGATGCCGACGAATTCACGGCCGATGATTCTTACGAGGTCGTATTCAGCCTTTGACAGCTCGTCAACCTTGAAGTCGATGCCTTCGCCGTTAGGGAAGTTCATCAGCGCGCCCTGCTCCAGGTCGCCTACGATAGCGTAGGTAACACCAGTCGTTGCAGTTGCGAATGAAGTGATAGTGTTGTTGAATACAACTGGCAGTCCTTCAAACGGATCCACGTCGAAGCTGCCGGCATACTGTGCAGCCTTGAACTGTGCCCAGGTAGCCTTGTTCATCATTACGACAGGGTTCGCAGCCTCATCGGACAGCTGGCCCATAGCCTGTGCAACGAGGCCAACACCAACAGTCGTGGAAGCGATCTTCGGAACGCCTACGCAAGTTGTCGTTGAAACAGTGCCGCAGGCCTCGATCTTTGCGATCAGCTCGTCAGCAGCCTTCTTCGCGATCTGATAAGTAAGCTCGTCATAGATGTAGCGCAGGAATGCTTCGCCACGGAGATCCAGAGCTTCGTCAGAAATGGAGATCCACTTCTTGATGCTCTTCGGAACGAGTTCAACAGTTCCCAGTACCAGGGTTTCCTCTGAAACATATCCGTCGCCCTCGGTGTGGACAGTAGCTCCGGAAGCGGAGATCTCGAATCCAACCTTCAGGTTGCCCTTGATGTAGGCTTTTCTTACTCTTGCCGTGATGCCGTCTCTCTCCCAAGCAGTCTTGACGATGTCATAGACCAGTTCTGGAACAGGAATAGTGCCGGATACGTTTTCGGTCAGCAGGGATCTGCACTCTGCATCTTCACCGTTCTTGATGTACTCTGCATAAGCATCGACGTACTCTTTGGTGTTTCTGATTTCCATATCAGTCATTTTGATTTCCTCTCTCTTCTCGATTACTTCGGTTTTTACGTTGGTGATAACGTCTTCCATTGCCCTCTTCTCTTCGGCAATGGCGGCTTCAGCCTTCTCGATCTCTGCGACGAGGCCAGTTCTCTCTTCCATCAGCTCTCCGCTTCTCACTTCGAGTTCGTCCGTGGATGCTTCCGGATCGTCGAGCTTTGCTCTGATCTCTTCGAGTTCTCCGTCGATGGCTGAAAGTCTTTCTTTCATTTCGTCGAATGTCATTTGGTAATAACCTCCTGAATTTTTTTCTTCAGCTCTTCGCGCCGCTCGGAATCTCTCCGTTCCGCTTCCTCTGCCGCAAGTCGCTCCGCCTCGGCAGCCTTTTCTGCTTCGATGACTCCCTCGAAGTAGTCGCGTACATGAAGTTCTGTTGCTGGGTTTGCCGGCCACGTTACAGGGCTGACGTCAAAGACCTTGGCCACGCGGTCAATGATTCTCGTCCTGGTGTCCGCATCGTAGTGCTCTTCACCGACTGTGAATGCAAACGACATCTGCGGATAGTTTCCGGCAGCTATATCCTCAAACAGATCTCTGCCCCTCTGTGTTTTGGACAGATCCGAGATCTGATGAAGTCCGTGATCATCTACATCGAGCTGCACCGTTCCGGCGGATGCTCTCGCAAAGACCGGACCCTCGTGGTCAACACGGAACACGACGTCCGTCATGTCTGCATTGTCGAAGGCGTTCGGCATGATCTGCTCGTTGTAGTCTTCGCCGTCAATCTCAATGAGCTTGTACGGCTCGAATGTGGATGCATATCCCTCAACTAAAAAAGACGGCTGGTCACCGTCCTTCCTGACCTCAAAGGCCATGTTTCTGTATTCTCTTTCGTTACTCATCGGTATTGTCCTCCAAATCGTCTACGTTCTTGTACTCTCCGCGGATGGTCCTGATGTCGCCACCTTCGACTGGACCGAGGTTGAACACTTCGCGAGCCTCGTTGATGCTGAAAATGCCGCGGTCCGTCAGCTGTGCTGCAACCTGCAGCTTGTCGGCGTTGCTCATGTATTGCAGTCTGTTTGACGTGAAACATACTTCATTGCCGGCAGCACGCTCGCGCTCTGTGTACATCGCCTTCGTCATTCCATCCGAAAGCGCAATAGCGAACACTTCGACACAGCCCTCGTAGAACGCTGCCCAAGAATCGCCAAACGCTTTGTTCTGCAGAACGTCTTCGTTTACACCGAAGTAGTTGTAGACGTTCTTTTGGATCTGTGCCATCTGGTCCGCGTCTACCGTAAACGGTTTATTGTCGTACTGGTGAATGTCCGTGTAAGTGTTCGGGAACAGCAGCATTCCGTCGGAATCGTTACCGAAAGCCAACGAACCGAAGCGGTCAGCTTCCTTCTTCAGGTCAGTATCCATCGTGAAGTTGTTCATCTTCGCCCAGAAGCGGAAGGTCGCGCCGTTCTTAATGGCTTCCTCGATGCCCTGCTTGTTCAGGTCTATCATCTTGATGGTCGGCTCCAGCGCGTAGTTGGTCTCCCCGAAGAAGTCGCGCTTGTACTGGTGCTGTGTCAGGATGACACACTCCTCAAGCCGAACAGCGGCCATCTCCCCTCTCTGGAACTCATAGCGCAGCCACGGCTCGTTGCGATACTCCAGTACCTCGCACCTTGTAGGTAATACTGTGTAATACCCGGTAGTGACGAGATTCTTATCCTTGACCGGCACGATGAACGCTGTGTTGTGAACGTCCAGTATCGTGGAAGTCCTCGCAAGGAACTGTGGCCATGTCTGCCACTGGTTCGGTCCCTGCCTCAGTTTTGCCTGGAGTCCGAGCTTCGCGGATCCGGTTGAACTGAATTTCAGTTTGCTGATATGTCTTGCCCTGGCGTAAATAGCCGCCCTGATCAGCTCACTCTCGTAGATGCTCCCCTGCCAAGTATGGAACACAGGCTTGTACGGTGTGAGCGTTTTGAAAAATTCAGACTGAACGACCTTCTGCTGTTCTCTGTTCGGCCTGAATATTGAATCAAAAAGACCCATGTATAATTACCTCTCGTTTTTCAATTGCGGACCCAGCTCTGCGTACCACTTCTGCCTCACAGCGTGCGCATCGAGCAAGGCCGCCATTCCGTCGATGTGAGCGGTCGGTGATACCTTCACGAGTCTGCCTCTCCCTCGCTCGGTGCTCATCTTTACCGCTGAATTCAAAAAGTGCATCTTTAGGAGATCGTTCTCCTGTCCGATGCACACTTTGCCGTCTTTCATCAGACCCTCGACTTCCTGCATGACTCCCCAGAGATTGTCGCCCTGGTAGACATCATCCATCTTGAAGCCGTAGGCCTTCATGTCCTGTACAAGATACTGCGCCGAGTATCGGTCGTAGCCAACGACCAACGGAAGTATCTCGTATTGTTCAACGAGGCTGACGAACCAGTTGTAACAGTCGCGGTAGTCCACGAAGTTGTCACCGCTCGGATCCAGCAGCCCTCGCTGTATGTATAACCTATAAGGCACGCCGTCCCGGTCAGCTGCTTCGTCTATCCGTTCGCTCGGAAGCCAAAACTTGCTGAACACATACAGCCTGCCGTCTTTTTCAATTTCAATGCATGCCGACGTAAGGTCGGTAGTCTGCGACAGGTCGATGCCGCCGACACAGTAGTTGTGGGCGAAGTCCTCGATACGTATCGACACGTCCATGCACTTGCTTATAACCTGTGTCGATAACCACGCAGTACTGGAATTCTGCTTTTGACAGCAGTACTTCGTAATGAACTCGACCTTCTTCGACAGCGACCCTTCAGCTATGGCAATCTCTTCAAGGAGATAATCCACACTGATAGAAACGCCAAGATTTGGATTGCTTTTGCGTAGTTCGTTGATGTCATTCCACTTCTCAATGTCGTCTATCATGTAGAGAAACGGCAGCAGACGCGTCTCTTTACTTTCACCCATAAGGTACCGGGTAGAACGCTTGACCAGCTCGTCGTATATACTGTCATTTTGGTACCCGGAGGTCGTGCAGGACAGCATGATGCCTTCCGGACGTGCACCCATGCCACTCTTCATCACCTCGTATTGTTTCAAGCCAGCATCGCCCTGCCAGCTCGCGATTTCGTCACAGATGCACAAGGATGGATTGAACCCGTCGCTCTTTTTAGCCGAGAATGCTATCTTCTTGACCGTGCTGTTAGTGTCCTCGATGAACAGATCCGTCATCCTGTGGCGGGCCGTGTTCTCCTTCGGGCATTCCTTGTTCTGCAGCAGATCTTCTTCCAGGGTGATCATCGTCCAAATGTCGTTGTAGATGATGTCGGCCTGATCCAGCTTCGGAGCCACGCAGTAGACCCGCGTTCCGAAGCCTCCGTCCTCGAAGAATGTGTAATTCGCGATAGCCGATGCGAACAGGCTCTTGCCGTTCTTACGGCCAACGACCAAAAGCACTTCCCGGAACTGCCGGAAGCCGGTCTTTGGATCCAGTAGACCAAATATGCACGAAAGCATCGCCTTCTGCCACAGTTCCAGCTCCAAATGGCCCGGAGCAAGCACTCCTTCGGTATGATGACAGTATTTCTCTATCCATCTGATGGCCTTGTCGGCTTTTTTCGCATCGAACACGTAAGTTCCGTCTTCCAAACCATGAACAACATGCTCATACAGCATCAAAACCCACTTGCCAACAAGGATAGTCCCGTCTTTTATCTGCTGATAGTACGCAAGTATCGCGTTGTCCATGCTTCCTCCACTGAAGTCCGTCCAACCCTGTGCTTTTTCGCCCTATTCTGGACTATTTTGGTGCAATATATTTTTTTTGAC